TCATCTTTTATTCCATCAATGAAACCCATGATAGTGTCAGTGATGTTACCGAAGAGAGTTTTTATCATATCACTGAATGAAAATTCTGCGAGGGTTTCTGAAAAATTTTCGAACCCCAGTTTAGAGGCGACCCAACCCACAACACTTTTGAGAAGGTCTAAGGGCATTCCGATGAGTCCAACGAGGACTCCGCTTATTGCACCGATAATACCACCGATAGCACCATCCTTTGCAAATCCTTCCTTGAATCCTTTAAATGCATCAACCATTGTCATTATTATTGTCAATGGAAAAAATATTACACGACCAAGTGTTCGAAATATTGTAAAGAATTTTCCGAAGATACTACCAAAGGATTTGAAGAATCCACCAATCTTGCTTATTATACCTCCAGTTTTTTTACCTTGTTTGCTGACCATGTTGGTCAGTTTTGAAACATCTTCACCAAAAGCGACGAATGGTTTGGAGAGGGACTTTACACTAACAATAATCGTTGATATAGATTTTCCTATAGGTTTAAAGAAAGACGCGACCTTACCTAAAGACTTTGCGATACCCTCCAGTTTAGTGAGTTTTCTAAATCTGCCCGTAACATCCTTTACCCCACCTTTTAACTTACCGATACCAAAATCAAATGCATCGGTAATTCCTTTGACAACAACCCTAAACTTTGTTATAGCAACTTTAAGCTTTGGCACTGTCTTTTTAAATGCTACGACACTTTTGTTAAGTAGTTCGATAAGAGGTCTCAGTAAAAAATTAATTACTGAAAATGGTTTTAAAAGTTTATTCAACCCTTTGATGACGAAAGTGACAGGTTTGAGTAGAACTTTAGCGGCCTTTACAAAACCTTCGATCATACCAACCACGAGACCCGATAGAGCTCCAACAATGCCTGCAACTATGCCAAGAAATCCACCTTTCTTGGCTTCATCCATGGCACCTGAGAGTTTGGGTCCTTTTGACTTTTTCTCCTTTCTCTTCGCATCACGTTTCTCTTCTTCTTTATCACCTGAAGCAAGTTTCTGTGCCTTGAAGTAATCTGAGAAATGTTTGTTTATGCTTGCCAATTCTTTCAACTGAGCATCATCTCTCTTCTTACTATTGGAAGATGATTCGACTACTGCTTTAGTTAAGTCTGATATTGTTACTTCTGCCATCGGTATTATCCGTTCTGTTGTCTTGTTCGTTCTTCCTCTTCTCTAAGATGTTCTTCTAGTAGTGCTAGATAAACCTCCCTCTCCCACGGCATCATATGCTCTATGTCATGCAACGAATAATTAAAATGTTGCATCAATGCGAAATTGGTCTTAAAGTGATTGACCAAGTTATCATGCGAGAGGCACGCTAAAAAAAATCTTGGAGTCCCTCCAGTGTTACGGTATTATCGTGACCGCACTCACAGGTAAAGTTAACTTCTTTTTTCATTGATGGGATATTCTTTAAGAATTCACCCACTAGTTCAAACTGTTGATTGGTCATAGAATCGATGAATCCGGTCAACTCTTCTTTGCTTACATCATTTACGTTGAATCTTTCTTCTTCGGTCAAGATTGCGACCATACAGTTCTCTAACATCTGGAAACCAAACTCTGACTCGGTAATACCTTCACGGAAGTTATCTACGAAACCATTGAATGCTGGGTATCGCATCTCAATGGAGATGTCATCTGTAATTGGAATAATATTATCTACCTCAGTCTTTTCGATTTCTATAGTCGATAGGTCGACCTGAGTTTCGGTGCTCTTATCACATCCCTCTGCATTACACTTTAGCATGAGGTTTGCTATCTCACCAACAGATTTACTGCGAATCTGCGTGAACATATACTCAACATCAAATGTCGATAGTTCACTCGATTTTATACTTTCATTGACACAGGCGACGATAGTATCGACCATTGCTCTCATCGATTGTTTCTGGTCTTGTGACTCAAACGCAGATAGAAGAATCTTCTCTTCTTTAACTAAGTATGGTCTATATGTAACAACCTTGTCGGTTGATGGTATTGTCATCTCAAATTTGAGATTGTCATTCAGTTTTGGTAATGCCATGATTTATCCTATAATGTAATAATTAAATAATCGAACCTAAATCTAGATTGAGTTTTGGTTTTAAAAGTTCTCTTTCATCTTTCACCACTTTCCATTTCGTGTATGACATTTGAACCGAGAACTCTACGAGTTGGTCTGCGTCATTGGAAAGTGTTATTGCACCCAATGTTGTTGGGAATGCATCTTCTAATTCTACTGAGTATATAGAGTTACCCAGTAAATCGAAATCTATACTTAGTGGACCAAGGTCGAAACCTATTCTCATTTGAGGTTTAACCATCTGATATATTTTAACAGACTTTTGATACTGGTCTTTATACGCAATGTTTCCACGTTCTTCGTCTACCATCAACTTAGTCCATTCGTCGAAGTACTTCTTCACTCCATAGTCATTCAACATATGAAAGGACATGGAGATATCTTCGGTAGCAAATCCACTAACTACTTTCTCGTTAAATACTCCCACGTTCCAGTCTAAGGATGTCATTTGTTTACTAGGTAAATCCACAGACTTACATAGGACACTTATTTCACGACTAGACACATCATTTGTCAGTGATGGTAAGGTGACAGCAAACTGGTTTGCCATTGCCATACCATTTTTCATGATGATCTTGCTTTTTAAATCTTCTATTCCAGCCATCTATTATTCACCTATCATTTTCTTGGAGTCGTAGTAGACTTTCTTAGAGTTTGCTTTACGGAAGTCTGCGGTCGGTAGGAATGTTGCGATCTCCCACTCGGGTGCAGGCACCATTGAGAACTTGCTCTGTACATGTTCATTTAAGTAATGTTTGAAACACGGTTGGAAGTACTTCAACTTACTACTCTTAACCAACAACTCATACGACATTTTGAATCGAGTAGAGTCATTGAACTTATTGTTACTTGTTATATCCATCAACGCATCCAACATCTTCGCACGTAGGATAGGAGGTAGATAGTGTAGGTTCAACCCATAGAACCCACCTTCAGCCGGACCCACGACAATAACCAATGGGAACGTATCATAGTACGGTAAAGTATCTTTGTGTTTCGGGTCGTAGAAGAACATGTACATGTTACCTACAATCTCTTGACCCGTCTGTTTCAACGGGTCTTCCTTCATCAATGCTTCACGTTTGATACTACGCATGTTCTTGATTTTTTTACGGAACCATTCTCGCGATTCTTTTGTACGTGGTGTGATACCAGCACGAAACGCTTGTAGTTCTAATCGTTGAAATATGTTAGACATGGATGATTCCGTTAAAATTCGTACTTCTATTTATACTCATTTTTTCTTCTTTCTGAACGGAGGTAGTTTTTTTAGTGGTTTTTTAGTACGCATACGTTGGGTAGACTTGGGCATGATACCCATTGCTGTGAGTTCGTTCTCTGTCCATATCTCAAAGTGGTACCCTCTATCCTTTGCGTATTCGGATGCTGCCTTCCACTTGGATTGGTTCTTGACATACGTCATACCCTCGTTCAATAGAGTATTACGAGACTTCCCCTGTTTGCGTTCAGGACGCATAGTCTGCTTGTGGGGTTTGACCTCTACCAGTACAACACGACCCGACTTGTACTTGATAACGAAGTCCATGAAGTATCGATGCGGCTTCTTATCAGTCTCACAGATGTAGGGGATTACCAACTCTTCGGACATCCATTGTACCACGTCCAGACTGTCATCACACCATTTCATAACATGTCGTTCCCACCCCGAACGGTAGACGACATTGTCCACGTCCCCAGCATACTTCTCTGGGTTCTTTGGTTTGTATCTACCTTTATATGTTTTCATTATGAATTTTATGTATAAATAGTCTCACAGTATTTATAAACATAGGTTTATCCCATGGCAGAAGAGAAAGAACCAGAAGAGAAGGCACGTGACTTAAAAGAAACGGAAGTACTCCAATATCCTTTCAATAAGAAAGAACGGTACGGTGCTTGTATAACGTTTCACCCTAAGATCATAAGTTCTCCTGAAGTTGACGGAACATTATCTCAAGAACAACAACTTGATCAATTAAATGCTAAAAGGAAAAAAGAGAGAGAGGCATTGGAAAAGATGAAGGATGGGTCAGATGGGGAAACTGAAATAACTGAAGAAGAGTATAAGGCCCTAACTGACCAGTTAAAATCTATTCCTAGTCTTTTGGATTCAGGTCTTTTCCAAAGCACCAAGACCGATTCTAATAGAAAGGTTAAGTTGTATCTACCTGTCGGGTTGACTACTACTGATGGACTTACGTATACTAATGTTGACATGGGTCCTATTGGTGCAGCTGGTTTGAACCAGTTGAAAGGTGGTGCTAGTATTTCGGGAATGGTCACAAATGCTTTGGCGACTGGATATAAGTCTGTCAGTGATCTGTTCTCAGGTAACTTTGGGGTTGGTGACTTGGGTAAACTCGCAGCGGTTCGTGGAGCACAGAGTATCTTAGGTAAAGCAATGCCCGAAGAGTTAAGGAATGCTGTGACACTTGCCGCAGGGGTGACAATCAATCCCAATACACGTGCTATGTTCAAGGGTGTCGCATTGAGGGAGTTCCAATTTCAGTTCAAGTTCATCCCTAGGTCTGAGGACGAAGCAAAGGAAGTAGAAGCAATCATCTACAGATTCCGAAAATTCGCATACCCTGAGAGTCTAGAATTGGCTGGTGGAGTCAGTGCCGGTTACAAGTACCCTAACATGTTTTCAATAAATCTGGATTACTATAATGGAGAGGGTGGTGAACCCATACCCATTGGCACTAAAATCAAAGACTGTTATCTCAAGTCAATCAGTACTAATTACAATTCGTCTTCTATGGCATATCATAAAGATGGTCGACCAGTAGAGTATGACCTAACATTGTCCTTCAGTGAAGACGTTGCACTCAACAGAAAAGATATCGAGGAAGGTTACTAATGGCATACTTTCAATCGTTTCCCTCCGCACTATACAAGTACGGTGATGGTAAATCCTTCACCTTCACTGAAAACTTGGCGGCATATGCGGAAGTTTTTGACTCTATAAAAGATAACTCTGCGTTCTATCAGGACTACTATGTGAACATAGGTGAACGTCCCGACCACGCTGCGTATGTCTTATACCAGAATCCTCAACTACATTGGACGTTCTTTCTAATGAACCCTAAGTTGAGAGAACGTGGGTGGCCTGAATCACAGAAAAACGTGTTGAAGAAAGTGAAGGAAGACTATCCTAACATCACCCTAACCACACGTGATGAGATATTCAATACATTCTCTGTTGGTCAAGAGATACAGGGGCAGATATCTTTGGCAACTGGTGTTGTCATCAAGAAGAATTTGGACTTGGGACAAGTTGTTATCAAAACAACTCTAGGCACCTTCAAGGTAGATGGAGAACAGGTTAACTCCACAGTGGGTGGAGATATTCAAATAATGCAGACAGTATCTGCTGGACCTGAACATCTATCTGCGAAATACTACACGGAAAACAATGAACCTGTCAGTATTAATCCATATGTTGGACCAGGCCCACTTCTTGCCGAAGTGACCTACTACGACCACTACATATCAGATAACGAAGAGTTGAAACAAATACGTGCACTCAAACCAGAGAATGTAAGGTCCGTGACCAGAGCATTCAGGGATGCTATGGAGTCGTAATGTCATATAATGAAAATCAAACTCCTTTTGAGTTTGAAAGTATCAAAATAATACACTCTAGTGAAGATGGTAAACCTCCAATTGAGTTAAAACTCATGGTGTCTGACCTAGATATATTCGAGCATCTAGATAAACCGTATCTGACGG